ACACAACAGTAGTCATTTGTTTGTTGCCTATCAGCTATCGTATATGCTGCATCTTTACCGAAGATCTCTTTTAACGCATGTAATCGTTTGTCTCTTTTATATAGCTCACTATATTTCTCGTCAACTGGTCGTGTTTTCCTGGCTTCTCCCATTTTTAGATCCAACTCGACTTTACCTAAGCCTTCTTTTTCAAATAGCTCTATATAAGCACTGTATATTGGCAAGTTATTAGCCCAGCATCTCATTCCCATTGCTAAATTTGATTTATATGCTTTAATTTCTAAATCTGTCATTCCCTCAGCTTTTATAGAGTAAGGCATTGTTACTATAGTTTTGTGGAGCAATCTTGTCATTTTAAAACCATGTTTCTCACAGTAGAATAATTCAGTGCTACATGGTGTCATGTCTACTAAATTTCCAATTATTAGGTATTTCATAGTAAGCCCGATTCCTGTTGCTTTATCTGGTTTTGTTGAGTCTGTATATACATAGCCGAAAGCTTTTTGGAGTTTCTCTATAGTTATACCATCTGGTTTTAATGCAGATAAGAAGTCGTCGCCTGATATAGTTCCTCTAATCTGGTCTTCAGGTATTCCTAGTATTTCTTCCAGTGTGAACATGTTAGCTGAATCAATATCCCATGTATTATTAATAGTTGTATCTGCTTCTCCTGAAAATAATGATCCTATTAGCTCAGCTTCTCCTAATGTTACGTTTTTATGACCTATATTGGCGGTTGTTTTGATAGTTGCCATTAAGAACATTGCGTGTTGCACAAAATAGTTTACTGGTACATGTTTTATCTTGTTGGAATTTGCTAGATGTTCAAAAATGTAATATGCTACCGATTTATTATGTAAATTCACACTTCTATCTAGTCCTGAGATATCTCCATTAATACCGAGTGTGTAACCATCCCTCAACCACTCATTAAGTTGTTCTGCTTTCTTTTCCCAGTTTTTCCCAACTGCCCATCTTGGGTGATTTTTTGCCATTTGATATTGTATCATCGAACAAATTGCGCCCATTATGAATTTATGTACAAATGATGGAGCTCCTATTGCTCTTAGTTTGGGATATTTCTTAGGGTCTAAAACGTCAAGTAATTGCAATTCTTTCTTCGGAAAATAGGTGAATATTGGTAAGGTATAATCTTTTGTTAGCAGTTCAAGTTCATCCATATAAGGTTCTACTTCTTTTTGCTGTCTAGCGTCCAGATTGTTGAACCAACCATTGAGATCATATTCAAAGCCTTCGAGATATTGTATAATTCGGGGTACATATTTAGTTCGCACATAATCATGGTACCTTTTTGCTATTTTATCACTGTATTTGGGTCGGTTGTACAAGTGTCTAGTAAATATGCAACCTGAGGCTATTGGGCAAGGGTGATAGACTATTGGATTCATTGTAGGGTCTTCGCTAGTTGCTGATATTTTCCGTGCTGCTACGTTATTTTGTCTATTGCACTCACATTTCTTCCCTTTTAAATCTTTATGGTATATTTCTCTTTTAATTGCCCCAGTTTGTGACATCATGTAAGGATTATTTTCACAAGTTATATTCATGTCATAGACAACTTGATCAGCACAACTTGATTTAAGCATATTCATCTCTCTAGCATCATATGGGTTAGTGTCTCTAAACTCATGATTTGCCATTATTTCGCCTAAGTGAATATACACTGGTTTTGTCTCATGTTTATGCCATGTTAAATCTGTAGTGTGAGTATTAGCTAACATGTGCTTTGTTTTTTCATCTGCTAAATCGATATCTTTGCCAACTAGAAAATTGATTAATCCTTTTATAGTAAACTGAAAACCTGCTTCAAATTCGCCTTTCTTAATCTTATTGAAGCCTTGAACTAAGATACTGTTTGATAAACTTGCGACTTGTAGGGATACTTGTAATGCGTCATAATACACTTCAGTTAACACTGGCATTAACTCTGGTAAGTATGCTGAGTTGCTGCTTGATATTGATAATTTAATAAGGTCATTCATTATAGTAGATGGTTCTAATACTGATCGTGAGAGTACATTTTGAATAAGATTTTTC